CCTGTTTCCCTGTGCTTGCCCTGTATTGGAGCAGGGCAATATTCGCACCTGTTGTCACAGATGGATGAGGTTTCAATTGTGTTGATTGTGGCTATTCTCATTTAATGTGAATCCTTTTTCTCTTGCTTTTTTATAAACAAATTTCTCTATTTTCGCAAATAATTCAAAGGTTGGATAAAACCCTCTTTCAAGTTGACTATATCTTGCTTGTGAAATGCCCATTTTTTCGCTCACATCAACCTGCCTTAAACCCAACACTACACGAAACACTTTAAGAAAGTTTCCTTTAAGTTTTCCCACCGATGCCTCATAGATAAGAGAATCAATGCCCTCTTGATAAGTGAGGGGTCTGTTTGATGTTAAAATATCTATCCAATCAAAAGGTGGCTTTTTGATTTTTTTTATTCCTAAAGCTTTTAACCAAGCAAGACCATCCATTTTTTGTTTTACTTGTTTTACTTTTGGAATTGGCTTTGATATTGAATTGAATCGCTGATAATCTTGCTCACAAGAAAAAATATAATCAATGCCATAGGTTTTTTCGTCTATCATTTCGTCATTAAGGTATGAAGATGCAACATCATCTGAAAAATAATTATTGTTTGTTTTCATAAACTCAAAAACATCCATTAGGCAACCTCCCTCCCATTCAGGATGTATTCTGGAATTGTTTGATGGCATGTTTCACAAAGCTCATAGGGCTTGATCTCTCTTTTAAGCAGATCATCATCAAACACATGACCAAACACACCCAAATTCCTGTAATCATAACAGCAGGGAGTGACATTGCCCTCACTCTGAATATAACCTCTGCCATCAATAAGTGGGTCACATTGAATTTTCAGTTTCACATCAATGCTGTTTTCTGGCTCTAACTGTCCAGCCCAATTGTGAGAGTACAGGACAGCACCAAGATTGACAACACCCTTGAGCCCTGCATTGTGCATAATATAGGCAGACCTCCTCACATGGAATGGTGAATGGATGCTCAAGTCAATCTGGTCAATGCCTGAATCTTTCAGATCCTTTGCAAGCCCTCTGGTCATGTTGACTCCATTGGTGGAGAAGCAGACTCTGCGATCATCAACAACAGCCCTGACTCTTTTTATCCTTTCGGTCAGATCAGGATCAAGGCAACTCTCTCCATTGCCATTAAGATTGATCTCCTGCTGTGTTCCCCTGTCACAGAGGATTTTCAGCCAATGCAATGACCTTTCAAACACAGAGTTTGTCATTATCCCTGCATCTCTATCTGGATGCTTCACCAAAAGCCTGTTGATGCAATATTTACATGCAAGATTGCAGACAGATGAAAGCTCAATTGTGGTTATGGTTTTAAGGGTTATCATATTGCTTCTTCCATGCTGATATATCTATCAATTAAACTTAAATTTACAGATGATCTGCATTTTGTGCATAACAAACAAATATATTTCCAATCACCAAGTTTTCTAATTATATCAAATTCATGATCATTGCATCTTGGACAATAAATTAAATCCATATTTGGCAATGCACCCCTCCCATCTTCACTTACCCCAAAATCATTGATAACAAAATGGATGCATTTGCATGAGGATTTTATTTCTATATGATTTAAATCATCACAGGTTGATGCACATATCCATGTAATCTTTTCATGACATTTCCTACACTTAAATGTCATAAGCATCTTATCATCAACTTCTGTTCCTGCAAGCCTTCTCAAATCTTCAACTTTCATATCCTCTCCAAGTTAATTCCTGCCTGATCATAAGTGCTGTGTCCTGTGTTGTGTGTGCCTTTCATCATGTTCTTTTCATACCTCACACCCAAGAAAGCACAGATTCTCCTCAACTCAACTGCTGTCCTCAAGAGCAGATCCTCAAATGACACTTGGATGATCCTGTCAGGGTGCTTCTCCCTGATCTGCCAATATAGGGATCTTGACCATTCCCAATTTTCCTTATAGATGCTCTCTTTCTTGCCTTTCCAATATCTTGAAAACCTCCTGATGAGCCACACCATCTTGAAGTGCTCTGCAAGGCACAAAATGTCTTTATCTGTCCAACCTCTTGATTTCAACTGCTCAAGAGGAACTTTGTTTGCCCATATCACTCCATTATCTTCAACCAGCTTTGCCAGAGCAATCCAATGCAGGATCTCATTGACTGCTGGCTGAACCCTGCCACTCTTGTTTTCCTCAAATTCAACATGCAGTTTTGAGTGGGCATTTAAAAGACCCCTCAACAATGATGTGCCACCACCACCATTGCCAATCAACATAAAGCGATTGAATGAACTGATCATGCAAATCCTGCTTGTGGCTCAATCCTTGGCTTTGTGCTTTCCTTGCCATCCCAATTGTCAACAGTTGTCACAGGAATTAAAATGGATCTGCACATATAATGATTGGGAGGAACATAAGCACCAAAATCTCTCTGGATCTTGCCATGCAAGTGTGAACAAATCTCTGTTGTTCTTGAATCCAAAATGGCTGAATATTCATAAGCCCTGACAAAGCCTTTCAGGTCAGGATCTCCAAACACACTCATCCTTGCCTGATTGACTGCATCTGCTGTGTTGGTTCTGGCAATATTTTCCAGCCTGTGAGGAATGTTGACTGCCCTCCCACCAGCATCCACCTCTGGCAACATCTGCATGAGCTCTGTGTCATAAGCCATTGCACTTATTGTGTCAGATAGGGTCTTGTCATACTTGATGGCATTGTCCAGCACATTCTGAACAGCCTTGAGCACATCTTTGTCAACCACCCCTGCAATCTTCATTGCCCTGCTTGAGAGATATTTCTCTGCTTGCCCTCTGTCCATGCCCGGTCCAATTCTCTGGAAAGATCTCTTTCTTGGCAATTCCTTGATTGCCATTGCATAACCATCATCAAGTATAACTTGGAGATTGTTTCTAATCACTTTCCTCAATTGGCTCACAAGACCAGATGGCATTGCAACAACCAAGATCTCTTTGGGCTTAACACTTCCAAATGACCTGTCACCACAAACCTTGATGATCTGCTTTTGCAGGGAGAGGTTGGTCTTTGCCATCACATCATTCATGTCTTTAATGAAAATGCTGTCCTGCCTGTCCAGCGATTTTTCCAGCCTTGAAAAGTTCACTCTTTTCACCCAAGGCTTATCTTGAAACTCTTTCAGGATGAGCTCTGCCTTTTCAAATGGTTGGGCATTGACCCATTCCTCATTGTCTGGCACTTCTTCTGGTTCTTCTTCTGGCTCAACCTCCTCCTCCACCTTTTCAGGAAAGCCCACCATGTTTCTCAAGTATGCTTCATCAGAATCAGACTTGGTGACAGCACCACCCTTGACCAGATCATTCCAAGTCTTTGCAATCTCCATCTTTTGCTCATCAGATATGGGCTCAAATGTAAATGCTGGAAAGTCTTTAGTGCCAAAGTTCCAGAGGGCAAGCTCCTTGAACATCTGCTCATTGAGTGCTTGGGAAAGCCTTGAAGCAATTGCATCCAAGATCCAGAAGAATGAGAGGAGTTGTGTGTCACCCAATGCCCTGCTCCCATGCGGCCCTTGCTCTGCAAGCCCTAACAGGTTAGGCATCAGGATGGATCTTGAAATGCCTGTGTTGTAACCAGAGATTGCTTCTTTAAAGGCTTCTGTCCTTAATGGCTGGATTGTATTCAGGTTGACTGATTCTGGCAGTTGTGCTGACATTCTGGCAGATATGTTGTTGAGAAGATTTTGGAGGTTCTGCTTCTCCACCTCACTCAAGTTGCCTGTCACTTGAGCCCACACAAATCCACTTGCATGTCTTTCAAGGTGAATGTTCTGGAACTTGATGGCAATGTCCTTTGACCACCAATCCCTGTAACAAGCCCTTAAATCAGATTCACCATAATGGGCATCTATGTCAGACTGATGAACAAAGTGAATGACTTTGTTGAGAGGGATCTCCTTTGGCTGTCCTGCTTGATCCTGCTCCAACTTGAGAATGTTCCCATGATCATCTGTGATGAACCCACCATCAAATGAGTCAAAGGGTCTTAACTTCAATGACTTGACTCCCCAATATGCCCTTTCTTGCCAATCAATTGGGCAATAGACTTTCTCTGTGATGGAAAAGCCATTGTATAAACCAGACAGGATGCCAAGCAGGTTGTCATCAAATGAGCCCTCTATCTGGTCAACCATCACATTAAAGAAATCTGCCATCTCTGCATGATCCTGCCTTTCCTCTCCATTCTCATCCACACCCACTTGGAAATAATAATCTCTTGATATGACAGCATGTGACTTGAATTGGAGAGCGGCTTTCACCTGATCATCCCTCATCATCTTCTTATAGATGCCAGCACCCTTGCTCCCAATGAGAGCATCTGGATTATATTTGGGAAAGTCTTTTGCTCTGTAAAGATTGGAGTCCTCCCAACCAATCTCACCCTGCTGTGGAGGTGGAATCTCTGTTGTTGGGTCTGTGTATCTTGATTTGATGAAGTTTATTAAGCCCATTTTAACCCTCTGATTTTTTTTCAGCCCTTTGTTATCAACCACTTACACTTGCCATTTCCTGATTTGCTCCCTGCAAACCCTTGCCAACTCTTGTCAACAAAAAAATAAATTTATTTTCGTGCCAGCAATATCAATGCTTTAGACAATCAATTCCTTGCAAATCCTTTAACACCAACACTTTCTGAAAACCCAATATGGTATAATAAGATTGAATGTTCCAAATTGCTCTTTGAAAATCTGAAAGGAGGTAACCCATGAATTATGGATTTCCACCAACCAAGTTTGACAAAGAACTTGCCTTGAGATTGGAAGCTCTGTGTCTGACCCTCCCCAAAGACTCTCATGGCATGAGCCCTTATATTGAGAGAGATGGCTTATATCAGGGAGTCAGGATCAGGAGGATCACCCACTATAATGATTCTTTCAGACAGGAAATTGTTGATGAAGCAGAAAGAATCTATAAAGATGTGGAGGTGAATCATGTCAAAGATCTCAATCAATAAGCCTGATGGCAAAGGCAATGACTCTTTCATTCTGAATTGTTCTTGCACCTTTGAGCCAAAGAACCCTCATCTCTATGAGCATGCTCCCAAGTGCAAGCACAATGATGGCAGGTGGGTCATTGTGGATGATGCTAAAAAAATCCACTTCTTTGATCCTGCCACCCAACTGCAAAAAGATTTCTGGCTTGATGATTGCAGGGAGAATTATAATTTTGATGGAGCAGAATATCTCAAGTGGCTTTGCTTCCCCTGTGTCACCATTCAAGAACCTTAAACCTTAACCTTGCAGTTTGGAACATTCATTTTTACCAATCTGCTCTTGCTGATTCCATCTCTCCATGTGCTTCAATTATACCAGCACCCATCAGCATCTCATCTTCAAATGCATATCTCAAAGCATC